TCGTCGGCCAGGGTCGGCGGAGATGGAGCGTCTGAGGGCATTCCAGTGCGGTGAGCTAGTCAGCAAAGAAGTGTGGGTGTACAAAGACGGAAAACCAAGAGAGCCGATTATTGAAATTTTGAGGGATCAATGAACATCGAAGAGATACCGATTGCAGAGCTGGACCTAGATCCAGCCAACGTGCGTCAGCACGATGAGAAGAACTTGGCAGCTATCAAGTCAAGCCTGAAGCGCTTTGGCCAACAGAAGCCCATTGTGGTGGACCCCAAGGGCATTGTCATCGCTGGCAATGGTACGCTCACCGCAGCCAGGGCTCTTGGGTGGGATCGCATCCGCATCGTCAGAACTCAGCTCGAAGGCTCGGAGGCGACCGCTTACGCCATCGCTGACAACCGTACCGCAGAGCTCGCGACGTGGGACGATGATGCACTTATGCAGCAACTATCAGCTCTTGACCTTGAGGATTCTGCCTTGGTCGAGGCGGCTGGATTCTCAGCGGCTGAGCTTGAGGGTATGGTTGATGGGTTGCTTGGTGAGAAGGAACTCAATGAAGACGAAGTGCCAGAGGTACCGAAGGACCCTATCACTAAGCCTGGCGACCTATGGATACTCGGAGATCATCGGTTGCTTTGTGGTGACTCGACGAAGGCCGAAGATGTAGAGCGGCTGATGGATGGGCAGAAGGCGCAGCTTATGCACGCAGATCCGCCTTACGGCATGGGCAAAGCGTCGGATGGCGTGGCCAATGACAACCTTTACAACGACAAACTCGACAGCTTCCAGATGGAGTGGTGGGCGACTGTTCGCCCATCCTTGGAAGACAATGCAAGCGCCTACATCTGGGGCAACGCGCCGGAGCTGTGGCGGCTTTGGTACAAGGCAGGGCTAGGTAGCAGCGAGCAAATGGAGCTGCGAAATCAAATCGTGTGGGATAAGAAGTTCATTCCGGGAATGGCATCGCCCCACCTGACGCAGTTTCCGATTGCTTCCGAGCATTGCCTGTTTTTTCAGCTCGGTGAGCAATTTCGAGACAACGTCAACACCGAAGACTTTCCCGAAGAATGGGAGCCGTTGCGGTCCTACATGGAATCAGAAGCCAAAGCAGCGCAAATCGGGTCCACTGAGATTAAATCTATTTGCGGCGTGCAGATGTACGGCCACTGGTTCACGGCTTCGCAGTTCGCGCTAATCCCTGAGAAGCATTACGCCACTTTGCAGGCAACCTATTCAGGCCGTTTCCTTCGGCCTTGGCGCCAGCTCAAGGCTGAATGGGACAAGGTGAAAAGCATCCCAACGCAGAAGATCCAACAAGCCCGCACCTACTTCGATAACACCCATGACAATATGACCGACGTCTGGGAATTCTCGCGCGTCACCGGCGAAGAACGGCACGGGCACGCGACACCCAAGCCTGTGGCGATGATGGAGCGCGTGATGAAATCAAGCCTGCCCAGCGGCGGTCTGTGCGTAGAGCCGTTCGGTGGAAGCGGCAGCACGCTGATCGGCGCAGAAAAGACAGGTCGATGCTGTTTTTCCATGGAGCTTAACCCCGCCTACTGCGATGTCATTGTAGGGCGATGGGAAAACCTGACAGGAAGAAAAGCCGAGCTTGAAAGGAGGGAAGATGACGACCAAGAGAAAATCCAGAGCCAAGCCTAAGAGCGAGCACAAGAAAGACGGGCGACCGTTGACGGTGTTGTCAGAAGACCAAGTGAGAGAGGTCCAGACGCTCGCTGCGGTGCTTTCTGTTGAGCAGATGGCTGACTACTTCGGTATCGGTAGAACGACCTTCTATGAGGTCATGAAGCGCCAACCAGAGGTTTCTGAACATTATCAAAGAGGGAAAGCCAAAGCGATTGGCACGGTGGCAAAGAATCTCATCGTGCAAGCCAACTCGGGCAATACCACGGCGGCTATCTTTTACTTGAAAACTCAGGCAGGTTGGAAAGAAACCACACGACAAGAACTGACTGGTGCCGATGGTGGCCCAATCAAACAAGAGACCAATGATGCCCGTGACCAGCTCTTGGATAGACTGGCTCGCATCGCAGAGCGAGGCGAAGAGGATTAAGATCCTCAGCGAGCTCAGCGATGACGAGATCACGCTCTTGATGAGCGACTGGCGTTTTACTGCCAGGCCGGAGCAGCTCGCGCCCAATACCGCGTGGCGCACTTGGTTGCTCATGGCTGGTCGAGGTTTCGGAAAGACGCGATGCGGCTCCGAGTTCGTGATTGATGAAGTGCGTCAGGGCAGAGCCAAGCGCGTGGCGCTCGTGGGTCGTACTGCTGCTGATTGCCGCGATGTTATGGTCGAGGGCCAGAGCGGCATCCTAGCTTGCTCGCCGGATGACTTCCGCCCAGAGTACGAGCCCAGCAAGAGGCGGCTCACTTGGCCCAATGGTGCGGTTGCTTCGACGTATTCAGCCGATAAGCCCGACCAGCTCCGAGGGCCACAACATGACCTTGCTTGGGCCGATGAGCTTGCAGCCTGGCAGCGGTGGGACTCGTGGGATCAGCTTCAATTCGGTATGCGACTCGGTGACAATCCGCGCACTATCGTCACCACTACACCAAGACCGCTCACCGCTCTCAAGCGTCTAGCCGATGCCGATGACACGCACGTGACGCGAGGGCGCACGAGCGACAATGTACATAACCTGGCTGAGTCGTTCATCACCGCAATACATGACCGGTACGCTGGCAGCACGCTTGGGCGACAAGAGCTTGAGGGTGAGCTCTTGAGCGAGCTGCCCGGTGCTCTCTTCGCACGTCGAGACATCGAAGAGAACCGGTGCAAAGATGCTCCATCGATGCAGCGCATCGTGGTCGCCATCGACCCCGCAACGACGAGCAAAGAAGGCAGTGATGAGAGTGGCATCGTGGTTGTGGGTATGGCTGGCCGTGATTTCTACGTGCTCGCTGATTTGAGCTTCAAGGGCACGCCCGAGAAGGTCTGCCGAAGAGCCATCGAAGCCTACAACGACTTCAGAGCTGACCGCATCGTCGTCGAGGCAAACCAGGGCGGTGATACCTGGCGCACCATCATCGAGGGCATCAACCCGACGGTTGCGATTAAGAGCGTCCATGCATCTCGAGGCAAGCAAGCTCGAGCTGAGCCCGTCGGTGCAAGGTACGAGCAAGCCCGCGTGCATCATGTTGGGATTTTCGAGCGGCTTGAAGACCAGCTCTGCAATTACGTCCCATCGATGACACGCGAATCACCAGACCGACTAGACGCGTTGGTGTGGGCGGTGACTGAGCTTGATGAGTCCACGATGCCAATCATCTCAATCAATCCGTCAGAGGGCAGCAGAGGCGCACAAGTATGGTTATGAGAACACCAGAGCCGAGCTTCAGAGGCACGAGGGCAGGACCGGGCGCGAGGCAGGCTGAGGCACGCTCTAAGGCGATGGCTGGCCAGATTAAGGCAGTGCTTGACCGATACCTCAAAGAGCTCGTCGATGAAGAGGTGAGGCTTGTGCGTGCGGTGGTCAAGAAGACCATCGAGAGCGCAGAGCAGCGAGCAATCAACGCGCTCATCGCAATCCTTCAGACCGGCGGCTTGAGGGAAGTGCAAGACGCAGGCAACCGCTCGATGGGTGCCGGTCAAAAGTTCATCATCCCACCGACCTTCCAAGAAGAGTTCTTGCGTGAGAAGACAGTGCTGGCGACTGGCTTGGTTGAGCAAGTGCGCGAAGAGTTCCAGCAGAACATGGCCAATCAAATCGGTCGGTGGATGACTGAAGAGCCTGGCATCACTGCCAGCGAGCTCGCACGGCGCATCAGGTTCTCAACCTACCTCGATGACGCTGAGGTCTTGGCACCAGGGCAGAAGCCCACCAGGGTCGCTCTGCAACCGCTCGAGCGTGGGCCTGCGATTGTGCGCAATGTTTGGGGGCGTGCATCGCTCATCGCACGTACCGAGATGGCGCAGGCGCAAAACGCTGGCGCGTTTGCAGCCCTCGAGGCTAGTGGCGAAGAGTACATCCAATGGACGTCATCGCTCACCGACGGTGGTCGTGGTCATCAAGACATGAATGGCAAGATTGTCCGAATTGGAGACTACTTCACGCTACCCGATGGAACCAAGATGCTCAGACCTGGCGACCCTAATGCACCAATCAAGCATCTCGCAAACTGTCGATGTAGCGTCAGGGCACCAAGCAGGACGGCAATTCGCAGACTCAAACAACAAGGAAAGATCATATGAGTGACAACGAACACGAGAACCCCATAGACATTTTTGAGCTCTATGGTCAGACCGGTCTCAAATCGATGGGCGGTGAGATAACTGAAGAGTTTCTCAATGACCTCAAGAACCCCAAAGGTCGGCGGATGTTCCGCGAGATGGCCGAAAACGATGCCATCGTTGGCGCGTTCCTCTACGCCATCAAGACGCTCGTGCGACAGGTCGATTGGACGGTTGAGCCAGGTGCTGACAATGACGAAGCGCGTGCGGTGGCTGAGTTCGTTGAGGGTGCGCTCTTTGAAGACCTCGATCGAACGTGGACTGACACAATCAGCGAGATCTTAAGCTTTCTGGTCTTTGGCTTCTCAGTGCATGAGATCACCTACAAGCTACGCAAAGGACCAAAGCACGAGTCGAAGCTCTATCGCTCCAAGTTCGATGACAACCGCATCGGCTTCAGGGGTTTCCCAATACGCTCGCAAGAGTCAATCGAGAAGTGGGACCTCGACCAAGATGACGGTGCGGTGCGCGGTGTCATCCAGGTCGCGCCACCAAACTACAACCGGCGCTACATACCGGCAGACAAGTTTCTGCTCTTCAGAACCGAAGCGCACAAGAACAACCCCGAAGGTCGCTCGGTGCTTCGTAATGCGTACATCAGCTACTACTACAAGAAGAAAATCGCGACCTATGAAGCTATCGGCGTGAGCCGTGACCTTGCTGGCTTGCCTTGCATGGAGGTTCCGCTTCAGATGCTCTCAAGCAATGCAAGCGCCGCAGAGAAGAGCGTACTGGCATCGATGAAGGACATGATTCAACGTGTTGGTCGTGATGAGTACGAAGGTCTTGTGATTCCTTCTGAGACGCTCAGTGATGGCACACCGTCAGGCTTCAGGCTCAAGCTCTTGAGTGCTGGTGGTCGGCGTCCCATCGATGTCAACGAAATCATCAAGCGCTATGAGTCGCGCATACTAATCTCAGTCATGGCGGAGTTTCTAATCACTGGGCTCGATGGTCATGGCTCCTACTCACTGGTGAGCAACAAAACCTCGCTCTTTGCTCAGTCACTCGGTACCTACCTCGACTCGATTGCATCGCAGTTCAACGCACACGCAATACCGCAGCTCTTGGAACTCAATGGCATCCCTTACGAGTTCGCGCCTACTCTCAGGTATGAAGACGTTGAGCTGCCAGAGCTGAGCGAGTTCGCAAGCGGCATCGCGTCTCTCGTCGGTGCTGGTGTGGTTACACCAGACGATGCACTTGAGGACCACGCTCGAGAGTTCGCAGGCTTGCCACCAGTTGAGCGCGAGACCGCTCGAGTACAAGAGGCACCAGAGGGCGAAGGCATGGAAGACCTTGAAGGGCTTTACGGGCAAGGGGGCGATGATGGCAACGATTAAGATTGAGGCACCGGAAGGGTATCACTGGATGGATACCGCTGGCGGTCCTGCTCTGATGGCGGGTGACTACACGCCGCATGAGGGCGCATCGGCTGAGTATGAGTTTGAGGTGATTGAAGAGCACCAAGAGCCCGAGACTGAGACAGAGCCAGAACCCGAGG